CGCAATTTGCCAGCTTCCAGATGTGCCAAGCATTCCGACTGTTTACAAATGGCTCGACAATCATCCCGACTTCTTTCAAGACTACGCTCGTGCGAGGTCTAAGCAAGCCGATACTTTCGCGGACATGGTAATGACTGAGGCGTTTAATTCACATGACGCACAAATCGGGAGACTAAGGATCGACGCTCTAAAGTGGACAGCTTCCAAACTCGCCCCGAAAAAGTATGGCGACAAAGTAGAAGTTGAACAGACAGGAGGCCAGAATTTCAAAATCTCTTTCGCAGTTCCAGAACGTGACACGCGGGACTCACTGAAAGAACTATCTGCCCCGATTGCAAGGATTCAAGACGCCGAGCCAATCGAGGCCGAGATTGTTGAATCTTAATAGATAACGAGACACAATCTCAACGCAGGTTTTCGCTTCAATCTGTCATAGTTCGCCAGTCTGTGACAAATCATGCCTATTTTTTGTCACGATACCGCTAGGTAATAATCTCGCCGAACCTTTCACGGAATCCCGTCTTTTTTACCGATCAGTAAAAAGCGCGATTCTATGCCATTGCAGAGCATAGGAAGCCCGCGATTGACTCGCCTAGCTTTTCGGGCATCATCTCCCGCCCTATGTCCAAAAAAACCAAGACCGAACTGGAAATCCTTTCCCATGCCTACGAAAAGAACCCTACCGCTGAAAACTCCGCCCTTTTCATCAAGACATTGCTAGATGCTCTCAAATCCCGCGAAGAGGCTATTGATGAGCTAGAGAAAGGAATCCGCACGCTAGAATTGTTTCTGGCTGAAAAAACCGATTGCGGTAGAAAAAAACCATGATAATGGGGGAGCCTATGAAATACGAAACGCACCGCGAATTTGTTCGCAAACTTTGCAAAGCTGGATCAGTCATTGCCGAAGAACTTACTCCCGAAGATTGCCACCGCCTCCACATGGCCGTGGGAATTAGTGGCGAGGCTGGCGAGTTGCTGGACGCAGTGAAAAAAGCCACAATCTACCGAAAGCCACTAGACATTGCCAATATCATCGAAGAGTGTGGAGACCTGCTTTTCTATATTGCAGGAATGCTGGATTCCATCGGGGTTGACATTGAAAGCGCGATTGCCGCGAATACTTCTAAGCTGTCCATCAGATATGGGAAAAGCTATTCAGACGCCGCCGCAATCCAACGAGCGGACAAAGACCACGGAAGCGAAGTCAAAACAGAGAAAGAACCCGATGACGATTTCAACGAGATCGTTCCTCGCGCTTGCAATATGGAAGATGAAGAATGCGAGTCTTGCCAATGAATAAATCACAAGACTATTGGGAAGGATTCGCAGATGGTCAGCGCGACATCGAAGCCCAGTTAGACATTGAGGAAAGCCAAATCGACCCGAATGATTTTATTCACAAGCTGGACTTGTTTGCTGGTTGGCTCATGGGATTAATTCAAAACAACGGGAGCGATGAAATAGACGATGAAGGTGCGCCAGTATACGCGAAGTATTCAGACGCTACCATTGCCGGAATCGCCGCAGCATTCACATATGCCAGACTTCTGCGAGTTGTATCAGCTTGCATTTTTCGACTGAATCAGGGTGACTTCACCGAGGAACATTTCCACCACGAGTTGAATCACGCTTTGCATATGCTGGAAACGAACAGCCCAGAGACGCTGGACTATGAAGACTGAAAAGCAAATCACCGAACTTGCGGAGAAATATCACGCATTGATAGCAGGAGATCATCACAAAGACCGCGATTGCCACTGGACGATTGAAACAAAATGGAGTTACGGCAAGCCGCCTGTTTTCATTGTCGAACATAGCGGATATTTACACGAAACGGAGCGTGCGACATTCGACAGCTACGAAACCGCGCTTGCGTTCCTCCGCGATGAGTTAAAAGACGCGATAGAGATTGAAGAGTTTCACAAGGCGCAAATGGACGGCATTAGATTTCCCGACGACATCCCCGGAGAGTTGCGAGCGTTTGAACTATGAACTGGAATGAATATGCGTTAGAGTTGGCAACTGTTGCCGCGAAGAAAAGCAAAGACCCGTGGAAACAAGTTGGAGCTTGTTTATTGCGCCATGATAATACAGTGGCAGGAATTGGCTACAACGGCTTCCCTGCTGGAATGCGTGAGGATTGGGTGGATCGAGATAAACGGAGACTCTACATCGTCCACGCCGAGCAAAATGCTTTGAGGTATGTGAAGCCAGATGAATGCGCGACAATTGCTGTCACATTGCTGCCATGCAATGATTGCTTGCGTTCAATTGCATCCTATGGAATCAGGACTGTGGTGTATCGAGATATTTATGATCGAGACATCACGAGCATTTCGCTTGCAATAGATTTTGGAATAGAATTGATTAGGCTATGACACAGAAAAAAGTGATGATTGCCACGCCGTGCAATGATGGCAAGGTTTGTCTGGAATATGCGTTGTCTTTATGTGACACGATCAAACTTTGTGGAGCGAACGGGATTGAGATTTGCCCAGTGTTTTTAGGTAATGAGTCGATTTTGCAGATTGCAAGGAATGATTTGATGAAGATTGCGTTTGATGCTGGTGTTGATATGATATGGATTGATGCTGATATGCAATGGAATCCCAGTTGGATTTTAGAGTTGATTAGCCGCGAGGAAGATATTGTTGCAGGAACGGCAAGGAAGAAAACAGACCTAGAGGAAACATATGCGGTAAAGATTTCCGACTTTACTTTGCATGAAAATGGGTTGATGAAATGCGAAGGGATTGGAACGGCATTTTTGAAGATGTCGAAGAGGGCAGTTGATTCTATTTATTTATCTAGTGAAGTTTTTACTCATCACGGGAAAGAGTGTCGGAATGTGTTTGAGTGTGGGGTAATTGACGGAGATTTTTATTCTGAGGATATTTTATTGTGCAAGAAGTTGAAGAGATTGGGATTTGATATTTGGCTTGATCCAAAAATGACTTGCGGACACATAGGAAATAAGAATTATATTGGCGACTTAAAACAATTTATAGAAAGAATTAAATGAGATTCCACGCACTTTCGCTTCCACACACAGTAACATCGAAAGAGTTCAATGCTTGTGCATATACTCAAAAGGTTGTAAAGTTTGGCAAGATGATGACCGAGCGCGGCCATGAAGTTATTCACTACGGACATGAGGATTCTAACTTAGTCTGCACGGAGCATGTGCCTGTTTTGACGAATGATGATTTCCAGAAAAGCTATGGTTCGCATGATTGGAGAAAGACATTTTTCAAGTTCAATATGCAGGATCACGCCTATCAGACATTTTTCAAGAATGCGATTGAGGAGGTAGGGAAAAGAAAGTTGAAGCATGATTTTATTTTGCCTTTCTGGGGTAGTGGAGTAAGGCCGATTTGTGACGCGCATCAAGACATGATTTGCGTGGAACCGGGCATTGGATATGCGGGAGGGCATTGGGCAAGGTGGAAAGTCTGGGAGAGTTACGCGATTTACCATGCTTATTACGGCTTGCAGGCTGTTGGGAATTGTCGGCAAGACTGGTATGATGTCGTGATCCCGAATTACTTCGATGTAGAGGATTTCGAGTTTAATCCAAAGAAAGAGGATTACTTTCTGTATCTAGGCAGGGTTTATAGCGGAAAGGGCGTTGATGTAGCGATCCAAGCCACAGAGAGGGCAGGGGTGAAGCTAGTCATCGCAGGTCAGAAAGAAGAAGGCTATAAGTTACCAGACCATGTGGAATATGTTGGGTATGCCGATGTGCAGAAAAGAAAGACGCTAATGATGAACGCCAAGGCTAGTTTTGTGCCTTCGCAGTATATTGAGCCATTCGGCGGTGTTCAGGTTGAGAATTTGCTATGTGGAACGCCAACGATTACGACAGATTGGGGTAGCTTTACGGAAAATAACCTGCATGGAATCACAGGCTTTCGGTGTCGGACGATGGGTGACTTTGTGGATGCGATCAATAATATTGATGAGATTGACCCGAAAGATTGCAGAAAGTGGGGCATGAACTTCAGTCTGGAGAAAGTTGCGCCGATGTATGAGAAATATTTTAGCGATGTGCTGGATGTCTACGAAGGCAAAGGCTGGTATGCAGATGGCAATGGTTTATTTTCCTCAATAAAGAATTACCCATGAATCAACAAAATAAAGACGATTTAATTGCTATAATTATTTTTATAGCAATGATATTTATTTCATGTGTGTTCTATAATTTGATGATGTATTGATATGAGGATTATTGATGTAGGTTGTGGTCCGGGGATTTATGTCCAAGCATTGCGTGAATTGGGTCACGATGTTATTGGCATTGATCCAGACAAGCGTTGTCCAGAAACAATCAAGTCGATGTTTGATGAGGATGGGAAATATGACTTGGCAATCTGTCTGGAAGTTGCCGAGCATATTGATGAAAGTTTGTCGGATAAAGTTGTAGAGAAGCTAACAGAGTTGGCTCCAACGATTATCTTCTCAGCGGCAGTGCCGGGGCAAGGTGGTCATGGGCATATTAACTGCCAACCAAAAGAGTATTGGGAGAATAAATTTGGCAAGTTAAACTTTGTCGTTGATAGAGAAGCAACGCATAATTTCATTGACTTCATGCGTTCTGGATACCATATGGGATGGTTAGTAAATAATG